CGCAAACCCTTACACTCATATATTAGATAAACCTTTGGTTTATAGATTATTTGCTATTCGCAAATTGCTAAATACAAAATGCAGGGGCAACCCCAAAGCTGACGAGAGTACTGTCGTAGCTGACATAACCACCGTCGCCGCAATGACCCCAACCATCAGCGCCGAGCAAGACAGGACTTCTCAACCAATAATACCACGCACTACCATTGTAGTAGCAAATGCGTTTATTTCTTGCACTTTCGCTTTGGTTATTTTGTGGTGTTTCATCAAAGAACGCATACTTTTTGCCCTCTAAATTGACAGTATTTTCTTCAGTATCTTTACAATCGTATGGGAATTGGTCGTCATCGCTTTCGTTTGTTGAATGTGTCATACCAAGTTCGCTTGCGGAAAGGCAGAATAATTTAGCACTAATGCAAGAACCATAACGGTCGTTTTCGTTTTCAATAAAGTATGATGTAGAACAATCTTGAACATCGCTATAATCGTCGCTATGACAAATACGACTAATATAACAATCTTTACGAACCATTTTAATTGCCTTTTGTAATTCAAATGGTAATGCGTTGTAGATTTCTTGCATAGCATTTAATAAACCAACCGCACTTGTATATCCGTGTTTGTTGCTTGGGTAAGAATAATAATCTTCGCCACCAACAAAATCCGCTACACTATCAAAATCTTGTGCGTCAAACGGTAAACCAAGATTGACCTTTTGAATAGGCATATCAAGGAATTGCCAAGTTGTCTTTGCTTTTGTTCCGTTTGGTTCTAATTCGCCTAAATCGGTATTGGCAAGGACATCGTGATTAACACCAATTAAACGGATACGCATTGTTTGTCCGTTGATAAGTTTGGTAATTCTTGCGATTGCACCAACATTTGACGCATACTCACCATTTTCACACTTACCAATGAACTCCTCTAACGCAATACCGCTACCATAGGTTTCGCCACCGTCGGTTGAAACTTGAACGACACAACCGCTTAATAATGGATTACTTGGTAAATCGTGATATTCAAACTCTTTCTCATCTTCGCTTACAAAAGGAACTTTCCCTGCATTACCCTCTAAACTTGGTAATCTTGGGTCGTCCTTTTCGGTAAAATCTGTTGTTTCGGTTTTTGAATATACCCAACCACTTGAACCTTTGACATAATAGATTTCTATTGCGGTTTCGTGGTCGCTATAACTAATTCGCATTTCGCTTGCTTTTTTGTAAGATACGACATAGTTGCTTTCGCCACCATTATCATCAACTAATTGGATAATATCCCCGACATTTAAGTTTTCACATAGGAACGGAGTAAGGTGTTCAATGTCGTTGGTTTCAACATACATCGGTGTCGCACCTTTATATACTTTTTCTTCTTTTGCCATAAAGTTTTAATTCCTTTCTTTTAATTCGTTAATTTGTCTTTGCAAATCGGCAAGGACACTTGGGTATCTATTTGGTATTTCTTCATCGGCATTGATGTTGCCACTTAATTCCAATGATACCTTTTCGGTTTGGCAAACTTTTGCCCCACCATTTCCCTCAAATTGAACTTGCAAATTAAGGTATTTATAAGCGGTCGTTTTTGCTTTTAATTCAAAATCAATTTGAACATAAGGTTTTTGACCGCTTGTATAAGTGCTTGTCGCACTAATTTTGTCAATATATTCGCTACCAGCACTTTCTATTTTAATGAAAGCGTCTAATGTTGCTAAATCACTTAACGAATAAGTGTCGTCTATGGCACTTGTAAGTTTGAAAGTAATAATATCAACATCGGCATTTCCAACGACTGAATAATTGAACTTTTTTTGTAGTGGTTTAATTCCTACAAACTCAATTTCTAATGCCATAGTTCGTCCTTTCTTTATTTCTTATGATTGATTTTTTTACTAAACTCAATACATTCTTCAATGTAATCTTTTGCTTGGTTTTCAATCTTTAAGAACTCTTTAAGTCCATATCGTTGTTCTAACGCATTTAGAACATAACATAACTTTTCTTTGCCATTTGTTTCGGTTTGTTCGGCAATCGCCATTTGTTCCTCAATAAATGTCTTTAAGTTCTTTTCTTTAATATTGGTGTAAACTTTTCTTACATAAACAACCACCATACCGACAAGTCCAAGACAAGCACTAATTAAACCTACTAATTCGGTAATTTCCGCAATCGTCATAACTAATGCCCCCTATGAGAGTTTTTCATTTTAAGGACTTTAATTTCGCCCTCGCTTTGTGTAATACGCTTTTCGTGGTCTTCAATCTTTGTTGAATGACCGCCAAGTGTTGTATCAATATGGTCTAATCTATCTTCAATCTTTTGCAATCTTGTCGCTATTTTAATAAGTGGTAAACCTACCGCAAGGAATAAACTAACGATTACACCAAGACCAACGATTAGATAACCAATAAACGCATAATATTCCATAATCGTTTTTCCTTTCTTTAAGGGGGTCAAGCAATTTGCCTAACCCCATTTTGTAATTGTTAATTATTCCGCTTGCCAAACATCTTTGGAATTAAATGCCCAACCCTCGCTTGTGAAATCATAACTAATTGTTTCAATGTATCCACAAGCGGTATATGTTAAGCAAATACCCTCGCCAACACCCTCGCCTTTGTAGGACACTTCGTAAAGGTGTTTTTGTTTTCCTGTAATTTTGACAACCCTATCGCCAACATCTAACGCACTTAATACTTCGCTTGATAAGTGTTCAATGTCGTCGGTTTCAACTAAATAGTTGCCTAATCCTTGATAAATCTTTTCCATAGTAATTTCCTCCATTATTCGTAAGAAAAAAGTTTATGATTAGCGAAAAAAACTAACCATAAACGCCCTATTGCGTAATAGATAACCCTTTATATCTATTTTTATGATAAACTAATTTATATTAGTTATCAATATCTAAATCATCGGTTTCATCGGCAGTATTGATATTGTTGCTTTCTACAAACGAACAAATGTCCGTATTTTCGCAATCAATAACATTACACCTAACAAATGAACAACCGACATTAAACACACATTCAATCACATTACATCTTTCAAAAAAAGTAGGTGTATCAAATGTTTGTCCTTTTATATTTTTTGCGATAATTGTATCCATATTAAACTACCTCGTTTGTTGTGTAGTAAGTCGTGTTAACAACTGGTGTATAGTTCATAGTTCCACCCGTTCCCTCAAACATACTTGTTAAACCCGTTAATCCCGTATTAGTTCCCGTTCCTGTGTCAGGTATTCTATAAGTGTGTTGACCGCTACTTTGTGTTTCATCAACTACAATCTTTGAACAATTATAGAACATACGACGATAGCACCATTTTTGTAAAGTTAATGTATGCAAAGCAACGAGTGTTTCAAGATTAACACAACCATAGAACATTGAATAACAACACGCCTCGGCAACCGTTGTAGCAGGAATTGATTTTGCCCTAACTAAACTTGTGCAACCCCTAAACATTTCATAATAACAATACGGTTGTAATGTAGTTGCAGGTAGATTTGGCATATTAACCAAACTTGTGCAATTTTCAAACATCGCATAATAACAACCTCTTGCAAGTGTAGTCGCTTGTAAACTTGGGGCATTAACTAAACTTGTGCAATTTTCAAACATAGCAAGATAAATATATTCCGCCATTAAACTTGCATTAAGGGTTGGGGCATTAACCAAACTTGAACAACCATAAAACATACGATTACAACAACTTGTTCCACTTGCTGATGTTGCTTTAATGTTTGGTGCGTCAACTAAACTTGTGCAATTTTCAAACATAGATAAATAGCAACTATTTGTTAAGGTAGTTGCAGGCAATTCTTTTGGTGCGGATACTAAATTAGTGCAACCATTAAACATATACATATAGCAAGTATTAGTTAATGTTGTTGGCGATAAAATTAAATCTTTTGCGTCAACCAAACTTGTAAAGTTTTGAAATAATGCGTGAAAATAATGCTCGGTAGGAATTGTTTTATTAGTAAGCGTTTTATCCCTTAACGACATAATATCGCCCGAAACCGCAAGTTGCAAAGTTGCTTGTGCCTCAAAATACCAATAGTCATTTGAAGATGAACCATTTAAGGTTTCGTTATCGCCCCTTATGTAAACTACATCGTGCGATGTCATATCAATTCCATTACTTGTAAAGTTATTCCAAGTTAATTTGTCAAAACTATATTCAAACGGATAATTAGTAAGACCTTGACCGTGTGCCAAATAAAGATAACCAGAACCACCCACTTTGGTAAATGCCATATAGTTTGTGTGTGGTTGTTTTTCGCAAATACGACCTAAAATCTTACCACTAAATCCACCGTTATAACTTAAATCAAAATCCTCAACAACAATTTTATAAATTGCGTCGTCAAAGAAAACATTGATTATGTCAAAAAGTTCAAGTCGTGGGTCAAAACGACCATACAATTCTAAAACTTCGGTTTTCGCACACCAAGTTTGTAAAAAAGCACCTACATAATCAACATAATTTACATTGATTAGTTCATTATCTATTGTTAATGTTCCGCCCTTGCTTACGCCACTTACGGAAAATGATTTTGTGCTAATACTTGTTTCCATATACGGATAACTTACACCGTCGGTAGTTTCATTTTCATTCCAACCATAGACCCAAGAACCGTCAATATCAAAATCACTATCCCCTAATTTATCAACAAGTTCATACCAATACTTTGACGGGTCAATTCTTGTTCTACCCTCATAACCGCCCTCGTGGTGTTCATCTTCCCAACTTTGATTTTGCTCATCAATTTCCATACCAAAGTTGTCAATGTTTACACCATTTAACAAATCATAACCACTACGCTTGTTTTCATAAACATTTATTGTAATGTTTGTAATTTGTTCGTCTTGTAAGATTTCGGGTTTTTGATAACAAACACCTTGTTTAATAATATAAGTATTGTCGGCACTTGACGACGGTGTTAATGCAAAGAAATAACCGTTAACATTATACGGTGTTATATTATTATTTGACGCACCAAGATAAAATGTTTTACAACCACAAACGGAACACATTTGTATAAGTTCTAAAATTGAAACTTTACCTAATGATTTTCCAACCGCTTGTTTTAAGTAGTTTTCATTTCCAATGTTGTAATAAGGAACAAGGTTTTTAACGGTGCAATCGGTATTGTAGTCGCCTAAACCTGTTCTATTGCTACCAAACATTACCTTGTTATCGCTATAAAAAATATCCCATTCACGATGAGATGACGAGTGCGGATTAAAATAGTTATTAAGTGTATATTTAGCGGTTAAACCATTTGCTTTAACTTCTTTGTCGGCAACTTGGAATGAACCAATAACACAATCTAACCAACCACTTAAATCTTTTTTTCTATACTTAAAAACAACACAACACGCTTGATGAATTGAAAACTCGGGTGCGTTTTCGCAATATGTAAACATTTCAAAAGTAATTTCTTTTTTAGGAATAACTTTATTTATTACCGAACCGCTTTGTCTATATGAAAAAGTTTTCAAATGGCGTTTAGTTATAATTTTGGACGGTGTTAATGTTCCTTGTTCATAAAAATAAATCCAAATATCACTTTCGGTTGTAATTGCTTGATTTTGAATATCAATCCATTCTTGAACTACTGAACGCATAACTCATCTCCCGTTTTGATACCCGTATCAATTAAGTTTAATTGAACATTAGTATATCCAAGAGGATAACCATTACTATCCAATTTAATTTGGGCAAATGCTACTTTTCTATCGCCACAATAAAATAAACGACAAACATTATCGGTATCGTTTGGTGCTTTGGTTAATAAACCCTCAAACTCGCCTCTAATAACATCAAAGAAAGAAACGGGAACATAGAAAGAACCACCATATTTTTGTTCAAATAATCTTGCGATATTTCTATATTGTTCAACGGTTAAAAAGTTCCATTTAAGTTCAATTTTAGCGATGTCGCTTGCTACGACACTACCAACTACTTGTCCTGCCTCGTTTCTTGCACTATCAACAACGGTGCTTGAACTACCTTGATATTCACTTGGGGTCGGTAATTCTACCCAATAGTTATCCGCTTGTAAACCAAATGTTTCGCTATATATATAAACTAATTTTCTTGGATTACTAATTGCCATAGTTATTACCCCCACTAAACATCAATACGCCCTTTTGTGCGTTATATTTATCAACGGTGCGTGCGATTTCTTTTCCGTCAAGGTTAATAACAACCTCTTTACCGCTACCGCCACCACTTTCTCTCATCGCTTGTAAAACCGCAAGATAAATCCCCTCGGTAATTTGTTCATTGTTAGCAACTGCGGTTTGTCCGTTGGCAAATTGACCGATAAGTTCATTATGGTTTGCCATAAATAATCCGTCTTCTACGAAACCACCGTTTGCGTGCTTATTGATAAGTCCCAAAAGTGGAGCAATACCGCCCGATAAAATACCTAAAACGACTTGTTCCCATTTTGGTAAATTATAGAAACCACCACCTGTGGTAGCTGCAACGACCGTTTGACCGACTTTGCTACCAACCGTTTCGGCAATTCCTTTAACAAAGGTTAATATAGAACTAAAAACGCCCTCACCCTCAAATTGATTTTTAATAAATGTAAGGACAACATCAACGACTTTTAATACATTCGTAATAAGCGTAAAGAAAGTATCCAAACTACCATTAAACAAGTTTAATAAGAAACTAACAAAATCCGCTACAAAATTGTAAATTGGACTTAATATTTCTAAAATATCAAAGACGACATTAAAAAGTTCCGCAAGAAAATCAATAAATGTTTCTATGCTATCATCAACACTTTGATATGTCTTTTCAATAATTCTTCTAACAAGTTGAACAATGAAGTTTAAGATTGGCATAATTGCGGTAATTAAGTTTGCTAATGCCTCTAAAACGGGCATTAAAGCAGGTTTAAGAACATTCCATATTTCATCAATGGTATTTTTTAATTCACTTAAAAGACCGCCAAAAGCACCGTTGCTTTGGATACTTGTTTGTGTTGTTTGATAACCCGTTGTTTCTTTATCTTTTTGAATAACATTAAGTTCATCAATACCAAGTTGTGCGTTTTTAACTTTTTTCAAACTTTCGGCATAATCCTCCGCCTCTTTAATTGCCTCGCTAAAAGTGTCTTGACCCGAAATACTTGCCATAAGATTACCAATCATATTAAATAAATCGGCAAGAACATCGGTAAGCGTTGAAATTAAAGGTGCGATTGCTTTGATAAGTGGTGCGATTGATGAACCGATTGCGTTTTTAAGATATGTAAATGAACTTTTTAACTCGCTCATACTATCATTAAAGGCACTATCAAACTTGGCAAGATTTTGGACGCTTTCTTTAATTGCTTGGGCAATCATTTGTAATGCCCTACGAACAATACGATAGAAAGCAACACGCTTAAAAGCGTCGGCAAGTTTTTGAAAACCCGATTTGCCTTTCTTTTCTAATTTGTCGTGTGCTTTTGCGGTTTTATCAACATCGGTTTTAAGATGTTGAATAACCCTATCATATTCCTCGGCAGGCAATCCTAATTGTGTGAAAACATCTTTTAACTTTTCAAGTGAACTTTCATCAAATACTTTGCTTTCGGTTCTAATAGACGCAAAAACGGATTTAATTTGTTCTCCATTAAATCCTGCTTGTTCCATTGATTGTCTTAATTTTTCAAAAATATCAACCTCTTCTTGAACGCCATTGTCATCGTCAAAAGCGTCATTGATATTCTTTCTATAAATAACAAGTTGATTATTAACCTCAACAAGTTCTTGTTTCATAGTTTGGAAACCCGTTGTATATGAATTGCCAACACTATCCCAATTTGGCGTTGCTATATCCACCATATCGCTTAAATTAGCAGGCAATAACGGGTTAATCATTCCACTTAAATTGCTACCATTTTGGGTTGTTTTCATAAATGCTTTGTTTTGGAATGACCTAAAAGCACTTACAACATCTTGCAAACCACGACTAACATTTGAAAAATCAATGTCCGCAATTCTTTGTAAATGTTCTTGTAATAAATCTATTGCTTGTGTATCTAATCTTTTATTAACAAAGTTTTGCAAAGAGGATAAGTTTTTTCGTAAGGCATTTATACCCTCATTTGCACCCGAAACATTAGCACTTATATTTATAACTAAACTATCTAATTCGGTCGCCATATTTATCCCCTTTCCAAAGATTTGTTAGGTGGGGGTTTATTTAGGTTTTGCCCCCACCTTTGCTAATTCGTCTAATTTACTAACGAAATGTAATGCTTTTTGATTTGCTTGTTCTTGTCTTTCGCTTTCGGTAATAGGTATTGGTTGTTTCATATATGGTTGTGCTTTTGGGTTCTTTACCATTCCATTAAGGATTGGTGCTAAACTACCAATCGCATTATAAATATATGCACCTTGCAACCACATTTCGTTATTACGCTTTTTTTGTCGTATCATTTCCGCCCCATAATAGCGGTTTAATAATTCAACATCATCGTTCCAAAATTGGTCGTAGGTCATACCTATTGCCAACGCAAACTCAAACAATTTATCAAAATATTCTTTAAGGGAAGTTTCATTAGTGTCCTTTTTATCCGCTAATTCACTTCCCAATGTGAGTTTCCCTTTTTTTCGGTATCAAGGGTATCAACACTACTACGCATAATTTCGCCTAATGCTTTCATAAATCCGCCAATATCTTCAATTCCGTCAACAATGTCATTGACTTCCTCTTGTGTGATATTTGGATAGTGCATTAGGAAACCCGTGCGTGCCATTTTGCAAAGTGCAAGGTAATTTTCATAATTGCTTGCACTATCTTTGATTTCCTTTTCAATATCCCCTGCTAATAATAGCGTGCGTCTATTGAACTCTAAATCGTAGGTCTTTTCCCCTACCGTTAATTTAATTATTCTACCCATTTGTAGAACCTCCCTTTGTAAATCTATGATTATGAAACGGTAATTTCACTTTTTGGTGTTAAAACAATTCTCATTTCAAGAACATCTCCAACACCTGCCCCAACAAGAACTAATCTTGCGGTTGCCTTAAATAACCATTTCTTGCCTGCATTTCCAATTCTAACGCCCCAATAACCCTCTCCGTTATCGGTATCAATAATGCCTTGAACGGTTGCGTAATCGGTGTCATCGTAATTGGCGGTAAAACTTAATTCATCTGGTAATGTAATAAGTCCGTCAATATTTTTATGTTCATCGTCGCAAAGAGTGGTTATTTCCACTTGGTCGGGTTGGTTATTGTCAATGTCAGGGAAATCTTTGATACAAATAACTTTGCTATATGATGTTCCGTCGGTGCTATGCACTAATTGAACGCCTTGTGTAGATTGTGCCATAATTTATTCCCCCTTTTTATGAAATAACATTAGTTGTTTTTTCAATAGAGGATTTTGGTGTAAGAACGATACGCATTTCTAACACATCGCCTACGCCACCGCCAACTAACACCATTCTTGCAGTTGCTTTGAACTTCCAAATTGGATATGTGCCTGCGGTATCATCGCCACCACCGATTTGAACGCCCCACCACGCCTCACTTGTATATCCTGCAACAACGCCATAAAGGTCGCTATCGTAATTACAAGTAAATGTAAGTTCATCGGGAAGATTTTTTAATCCGTCAATAAACTTGTGTGCGTCATCGCATAAGGTTGTGATTTCAATTTGGTCTGGTTGTCCGTTGTCTAAATCAGGGAAATCCTTAATACATAGAAACTTTTGACTTGCACCGCTACCGTGTGAAATCCTTGCCCAACTTGGTGTAGAACCCGTGCCACCATATCTAATGTGAACACCTTGAGTAATTTGTGCCATAGTGGTTTACCTCCTATAAACAGTTTCGTCTTTTGAAACAACACCCTCATATCTTGCGACAATTCGGTATAATGTTTCATTTTGGTCTTGCATTGGAACTTGACTAATTCGTGTAAATCCAATACTTTCTAATACACCATTAACGACCGATAATAGTGATTTTGCTTTTGACATTCGTGTATCGCCTTTCGCATAGCAATTTATTTCAAATGCGGTATTGACAAAGTTTTCAATTTCACAATCATCGCTACCCCTTTCATAAACACTATTGTTAATCATTTCAATACTAACGAATGGATAAGAACTTGGTGCGTTTACATAAACGCTTGATGTTTTGACCGAACTATCGTAGTTTTCAAGTGCGGTAGTTATTGCGTCAAATACATCATTTGATATATCAATCATTTAACCTTTAACCTCCCACGCTTGTAATCCGCAATAGCGGTATTTCTCGCACGATATAAACATCGTAGCGGTCTATTACCCATAGTCCAAACGACATCATTTCTAATGTCGCCATTTTTCTTATGCACATTACTTTCACGGTCGGCAAGACGATGATTTGTGGTTGGTCTAACCCAAAACTCGTTCATACCATAACCCTTACCATAATGTCCTAATTCAACAATGCCACTTGGTCTTGGGATTTTTTCAATCATTCCGCCTTTGGCAAATCCGCCTAATGAATAAATCATTGTTCTTGTGTAGGCATTAACGGTATAGACCGTTCCTTTTGCACTTGTTCGTGTATAAGACCCAACTTGTGTATCAATTTCACGATACGAATTGACTATACCTGCACCAAACTCGGCAAATAACACTTGTGAACCCTCACATCTAACGGTTGCACTTGCCCCATTCACTTGACGACTTACATTGATATATGGGTCATCGCCCGTAATTTCGTTTATCGCATTGTTATAATTGCGTCGGGCATTTGTTTCAATGTCCTTGCTTAATGCGTCAACAAACTTATTTGCGGTTTCTTTACACCCTTTAATAAAGTCGTTTAGATGTTTAGTAAGTTTGCTACAATCACAAGTTATTTTCATAACTAATTGTTCCTTACTTTTTCAAGTAGAATAAGAACCTCGTTTAATGTGTCTTTAATTCGCTTTATTTTATAATCGTATAGTGGTTGCCCATTAGCGTCGTATTGTGGGTTTTTATCAATAAAAAACACGGTATTTTCGGTAAAACCTACTTTTTCAAACAAATATCTTGTTAAGATAAATGATTTATCGTATTCAATACTAATTCCGTTGCTATCAATGACCGCAACACCACTTGCACCGCTAATATGTGTCTTAAAGACGATTTCATCGCCATAAAGGACTTTGCTTTCGCCCGTCCTTTTGCCTTGACTATCAACGATACTTTCTTTACCTAAATAATTTAAGGCAACGAACTCTTTTTTGTTTATTTCAAGGTTTCTCATAACACATCGGCAAGAGGCACAACATCATACATAATTTCTTCTTTGCTACGCCAAACTCTTGACACGCCATTTTCATTATGCGATTTTTGACCCTCCGCACCCCTTTCATTAAATAAAGCGATTGTAAGTTCAATTTGTAATTGCTCGTATTTTGGTTCAACATTACTTGGTTGTTCGCCATACGGAAATCTTTTGTTAAGAATAAGTTGTTTTGCTTGGAGGAGGTAAACACTTAAAAGGTTAGCGTCGTAATCATCGCCAAGCATTGTTTGGATTTGTGTAATTTTTTCGCTATCGGTCATCGGTGTTTACCCCCTTTCAAGTTTTATAAAGTTAAATTAAAGTGTGTAGTCAATAGCACAGAAAGGAACATTCTTTGTATCAACGGAATGTCCTTGACCGTCGTTGACTAATTCCCAAGAACCTGCGGTTTCAAGTAAAGCATTTGTAATCTTGTTTGTGCTTGCGATTGCACTTGCCTTGAATGAAACGCCCTCTGGTGCCATATAGAAACGAACACGGGAAACAAGTGATGTTTGACCGCCATTCTTTTTGCTATCTCTTGACATTTCAACAGGGTAAAGTAATGGTAATTCACCGTGAGCAAATGCTCTTTCGCCAAGAACATAGGTTCTATATGTATGTTTGCTATTTGGTGCGTCTGCAACTGGGCATTGGTCATTAACGATAACTAAACGACCATTCCAAAAACCAACATTGGATTGTCTTTGTAATCCGTTTGCGTCATTGTAAAGTGCGTATGTGATTTTTTCGGTTTTTTCAAGTTCTTTTGCAACTACGGAGTGCATAAAGACAACTTTGAATAAATCGGCATTGTCGCCACCGATACCACGAACTGCGTCAATAATGTCGGTGCTTGCAACTGATGTCTTTTCAATTACGGAACCTGCTAATGCACTACCAAAGATACCTTTGAGAATGGAAAGCATTTTCTTTTGTCTTTGTTTTGCCCAATAATGTGCTAATTGTTCGGCAACTTGGATAATGAAATCTTTACCTGTTAAAGAATATGTGAAATCTTTTTCGGTAAATGATTTACCCATTTCAATAGCAACGATACCTTGTGAATATGTGCCGAGTGAACCTTCATCAATGTCGGTTGCACCGTCTAAATCAATAGCGTCGCCACTTAAAAGTCCTGTAATTGGTCTAACTGCATAGTTTCCACCAACTTGTGCAGGGAACTTTAATGCGATTTCTTCATCTTCGTAGAAAACGCCTGCCTCAATAAGTGAGGTTTTTACTGGGTCGGCAACTTGTTTTGTATAAGCAAGAAATACCTCACCGTTAAAGTTTTTCAAATCAAATTGTTTCATAATCGTTATATCCTCCCATAATGATTTGATAGATTTTTAAGAGGACATATAACTTAACCTTTTATAAGTTCGTTATATAACGCTGGGTCGTCCTCTTTTAATTGGTTCATTTGTTCCATAGAAATACGACCTGCTTTGAAGTCCTCTTTTGTGTAGGTAGAGCCACCTTGACCGCCACCTTTCACATTTGGGTTATTTTTCATAAGTTCCTTTTTAAGTGCCTCATCGTGCGATTTAAGGAATGTTTCGTGATATTCACTTACATCTTTGCCCTCGTATTCGCCCTCTGCGACTTTCTTTGCAAGGTCATCGCTATAACCCATTTTTACATATCTCGCTACTCTTTCGCTTATGGACTTTTCTTTCTTCAAAGTGTTAATTTCCGCTTGCATTTCATCAAACTTCAATTTTGCTTGTTCTTCTTCGCTTAACTTTGCTTTCTTTTCGTCTTTAAGCGTTTTAATTTCGCTTGAATACTTGTCAACCAAACCTTTGTTTGTCTTTGCCTCGTTTTCAATCTTGGACTTTTCACTTTCCATATCTTGATGTTTTTTGGCAAGTGCCTCAACGATTTGGTCGTCGGTCATACCCTCTTGAAAGGTAATCCCTAATTTTTCAATTTGTTCTTTTGTCATAAGAACTAAAACCTCCTGCGTTTTTTAAGTTGTTCTCTCAACTATGTTGCGTTTAATTTGTTAATCGTTTTTCTCTAAACGATGTTTATTTAAGGCAATTTCTTGCCCCTTTTAACCTAATTTTCTTCGCTAATAGGTAGTTTTGCCCTAACCTTGCGATGTTCCTCCACGATTACCACATTGTTTCTTTCCCTTTTAATGTGAACCTCGTGTCCTTTATTAAGGATTTCGCAAATTGATTGAATGTCGGCAAGTGAGAAATCCTTAACTTTAATCATTTTGTCCTATTGCCTCGCTTTCTTTTTTGATTTCTTCGTAATATTTACTACTTAAATCAAATGCCTCCTCACTATTCGGGAATAATCCACAAACTTGGAACGCTAATTGTGGGGCAACCTTGTCATTTCTTAACAATAGGTCAAGGACTTGTGCCTTTTGCCATAAGTTTTCGTAATTTCTACGGGTAAACTTGATGTCAATGTCGCTTAATTTCAAATCAACTTTGTTTTCGGTCATAACCTTTGTGATTTTTAAGGCGTGTTTCAAGAACAATAATTCGCTTGACCTAAACATAACTTCGGTTTCGCTTGCTCTTGCGTCCGCACCTTGCCAACCATTTTTAAGAATAACCGCACCATTGTTTGAACTATCGCTTGTATTTCCGTCGCTTTGACTTGGCATACCAACGATATGTAAAACGACATTATACATACTATCTACAAGTGCTTGGACTTGTGTTTGGTTAAGTTCTTGTGTCAAATATGACACATCGGCACTTAATTCCTTGCTATTGTCTTTAATTTTGATAGCACCTAATTCTTTAAGTTTTTTAATGCCTTTTTCATCAATATCAACATTTTTGAATATCATTAACGCTTGGATAAATTGTTCAACACCGTCTAAACGATTAGATTGTGTTAGGTTGATTGCGTCTAATAATTCAATGACTTGTTCAAAGTCGCCAATTCTTTCTTCGTTAAGTGGATATTCAACCAATGGGATTTGTCCGTAAGTGTGTGGTTCGTTTTTAGTAAGAACGCCACCCACGATTTCATAGAACATTGTGTCTGTATATGCTTGAATACGAACTTTTAAGTTGCCTTGTTCATCAAATACCTTATCAACGATGACCCCTAAAACAGGTTCTTTCTTGAAATCCGCACTATAAACGACAAATGCGTTCATTGGGAAAATCGTATAAATATTGAATGGTGGTTCATCATCACTATCATCAAAACGCTTATTTTCAAGTGTTAAACGATACGATGTGCCACAAATTGATTGATGTTTTGCCAATTCTTTGTCCTTGCCTACCTTATCGTTAAGAATTAAGTAGTCATTTAAGGTTTCTATTGGGTTGTTTTCGTCATTTTTCTTGCGACTAACATATTCAATCGGTTTCCAAAGCAAATAACCAACCTTGAAAGCGACAATTTCCCTTGCGTGATTTTCAACAATTTTATTGTTGATTTCCTCGTGGTATTGTTTTGTTCTTTCTAAAATTGGTTGGATACCTTTGTAATAATTAAACAAATACTTAATTTGTCCTTGATTAACGCAAAAAATTGACATCGCCTCTTGTAAGACATTCAATATATTTGTTTCATTTATAGGACTATAAGTTGTTGTAATTAGTTTTCTACCGTGAAGTTGTATCATTTTTCGCTACCTTGCTAAATTAAAGATACCTTTGAAAACAAGGTATTCATATCAAAGCAAATGTAGTTTGTCGGCAAATTGCTAAAACGGTCGTCTAAATACTTCATAACCACCTTGATAAAGTGGCGTTCTTAACATATCGCAACCTTGCGAACAACTATCGGGTGCGTCGTCGTGCTTATTTTTGCCATTAACGGAATACCCAATAAGGTTCTGCATAAACATTTTGTAATCCTTATCCCTTAACGGTGCCTCCAAAAAGTGCCAATTTAGTTTAATATCGGGAGCACATTGTAAAATACGACCCTCTTTTGACACCGTATTTGGTGCGGATTTTGTCGTAATATTGATTGGATAATTTATTTCTTTCAACATTTTTTCTAAATCTTCGGCATATTCCTCGCCTCTATTGTTTCTTTCAATTTGTAAATGTTGAATACCCCATTTTTGTATCATACGCACGATTTTTGGTTGACTTATATTTTTATCGCCATATTCAAATACGACCGCAGGAACATACACATCTATCTTATTTTTAACAACTTTATCTTTATAGACGAACATACACGGACACGAACAAGCGTCGCCACCCCCCCAAGCAACATCAACAGGGGCGATAATTTTGTCAACGACTTGTGTTGGTAATTGCCCGTGAAAATATTGTAATTCCTCCGCATTAAATAATTGACCCGACCTTTCAATAGGTTCGCCCATATATTGTGCAGACCAAGACGCAATATCGCCATAAAGTTCAAAGGACGCTTTGCGTTGTAAATAATATTCGGTTGAAAAACCGACTTGTTCATCATAATTAAAATTACTTTCGCCATTTTCATCAAGGGCAGGACGGTTGATGATTTCAACACGCCTTGTCTTAAATTGTGGTTCTTCGGTCAAAATCTTAATTCTGCGACCAATCGGGTCAAGAACCGACCACCTTGTTCCAATCCAAAGGACTTTTGCGTGTTCTTTCGCACGGGTAATAAAGTCATTTTCAACTTTGTTCCAAACGGTTGCCACCCTTGTAGGATTAACCGCCTCCTCATATCCGCTAATTAAATCATCGCCAACTAAAATGCCCGAACAATCGCACGAACCGTTTAACGACCCGTCTATTGAACGACTTGTAAGCGAATGATAGCGTTTCACACGCCCAACATCTAAATATGTTTCTTTTGAATTGCAAAAAGATTTATTGTCATATTTAACATTTGGGAAAACATCACGCCAACAATATGTATATTTATCATCAATAATTTCGGTAATACCTTTATAAAAGGCATTTGCGGTTTGCCCACTAAAAGTTCCGTATAAGTTCGCTTTTTCGGGATACATACCCATATACCAAGTCATTAAAAACAAAATCATCGTTGTTTTTCCTGTTCTTGGGGGCATAGACAAAAATAATTCGTCTAATCTATCCCAAATCACTAAATCCTCTAACTTTCTAATAATCGGTAAAAGTTGCTTTCGTCTTGGGTAATAAAATTGTTCGCTTAAAGGTCTTTTATATTCCAACGCCAAAAAATAACTATCTAAACTATATGGTGTTTCCATTATTAAAACTTTATGTTTAATCTTAACTAACGCCTTTCGCACATCAATTAAAAGCATTTTGTTTCTAATTCCGCCCGTGCAAAGTTCTTTTAGTCGCTTACTATTTATCATCGCTTTTAGCACATCACGATTAAATTGCCCTTTGATATATAAATATGCGTCATCGTAATATGAAAGCGTGCTTGGGTTCGCCTTAATACACGCAAAGATTTTATCAATGGTTTCCATTTTTGTTATCCCCCTTTTCTAATGGGTTTTTATAGACCGTATAACATCGTGTTGATGTGGACGCAAAAATAAAGACATAACCTTGATAAAACTTAATTCGTCTATTCGTTTTTAGTTGCCTATAAATTAACAAATCTTTTAATTCGCCATTTTCAAGTTGATAAGGCGACAACCCTTTTCTACTCGCCAACCTCATCATTTCTTTCGCCTTTTCTACCGTCCACCCACATCGTTCACTCGCCCTAAAATATGCGTGTAAGCAATTTCGTGTTTTCGTTCTACCCATTAAGAACCTCCTCTCACGATTTTTTCCACTAAAAAAAGGCGTTATAATGGGTAATAAAATCGTTAAAACGATATTATTTACCGATTATACAACGCCCTATTGCGTAAAAACCTAACAACTAATTATAACATCAAATAATTGGGGTGTGAACACCTTTGACCCAATCGCTTTTTGACCCATATTTGTAAAAACCTTGATAAAGTTTTCGCTTTAATATGATTGGTCTAACTAATGGTTGCGACCATTCTTTGCCATTTCGGGTTTTAAGTCCAATGCTATTCAAGTATTTCGCAATCTGCACTTGACTAACCCCGTCGTCATTTAACGCAAAGATTTCTTTAACCACTTTTGCCTCATCGTCCACGATTTCAAGTTGTCCGTCTTTGACGGTGTATCCGTATGGGGTTCGCCCACCACTATAACCGCCTGCACACGCCTTGATTTTTCTACCGTGCGATGTCCTTAACGCAATATTTTTGCGTTCTTGTTCCGCAACAAACAACATCATTGAACGATAGATGTTCGCAAACGCTTGGTCGCCATTAAAGTTTTCCTCTACGCTTATCAATTCCACGCCCTTTTTTTCAAGCAAGTAAAGGTAGTAAAAATAAAGTTTCGTATCCCTTGCGACACGGTCGCTTTTGAACACGATAACCGCTTGAAATGGCGGATTGATGATGTCATCGCCAAACAAAATCTTGTTCCATTCGGGTCTTTCGTCGCTAACGCCCGACCCAATATCTTGAAACCACGCCACAACATCGTATCCGTGATTTTCCGCATATTCCTTAATTTGTTGCTTTTGTGCCACCGCCCCAAACTTTTCGTCTTGTTCTTGGGTTGACAACCTAATATATCCAACGCACTTTTTCATTCATCGTTCCTCCGTGCTAAACCTATGGTAAAACACACCAACGAAATTGTCAATAGTTTATTTTACTTGGTTAACATAATAACATCAAAAATGCGAAGTTGATTGATTGAAAAATTGGCAATTTATTTTTTGGGGGATAATTGGACTTTAACCCACCCGACTTTTTCCGCCTTTCGTTTTACCCCTTGCCCCATTCATAAAACCATTAAAAAGAACGCACAAACGCCACGAAAACACACGAAACACACCCACCAAAAAACACCGAACAAGGAAAAGAGGCGAGTAATACTATGTATTAAAGCGAGTATAATAAAATCTTGATTTCATAATATACCCATAAAACGAACAAAAACACACCGAGAAACGATGAAACGAGGCGAGCCGATATTTTGCCCCGTGTTTTTTTCTTTTGGTGCGTGATACTTTCCCTCTTTTCATCGTAATATGTGTATATACTCCCGTTATTTATTACTTCCTTAATATTTGTTATATCAAATAAGAACACGGACACGGGCGAGGCGGTCGGGGTTGGTTTGCTTGATTTTACTATAAAACAAAATTATTTTGACTTCTTTTTAATTTCGTGATAATTTAATTACGAGGGGCGACCCACAAACCGCCCTCAAATTGTTCTTTGAAAACTTAATCAAAACCGAGTGAGTGCTTTTCACAATTTACCCTCGCACCCAATAACACACAATAAGAAATGAGGAGTAAAAAAATATGAGTAAATCTTTTAATAATTTATTATCAAATGTAATTAAGCACCAAACACTCAAAGAGGAGAAAATCTTTACAAAATCCCAACTCTCAAAACTCGTTGAGTTGGTTGCTTGTTCGTATATCTATAATGTGGATATGAAAACGGGAACGAGTGCCGAGCAAAGAGTATTAAAAAATATATATAAAATCTTAACGGGAAATGATGACCCAGAGAGCGAGAGATAATTATGAGTTGTAATCCTGTTAGAGTGTATATAAACAAAGAGGATTTAATCCGCATAAATAACGAAATAAGCGAAAAAATGAAACGGGGCGAGGTATTTGCTACCAATCGCAACGAGGATTTAATCCAATTATTAGACACCACCACCCTCGCCCTCTATGTCATAACATTAGAACAAGGCGACAAAATAAAAAGTATTTCAGTATTTTAGAAAATAAAGAACGGGCGGAGGGTAAATTGTGAGGAGCATTTATTCGGTTATGTTGGCAATTTTTAAGCACCAAAAAAGCACAACCGCCCCCACACAATAAGAAATGAGGAAGTAAAGCACCCTCGGGGCGGTTGTGCCTAATATATTTTAACAGGGTGCTGAAAAATTAAAAATATGAAAATTATATCTAACAATTATTATTTGCCTGACTATTTCCGCAGATTTTTTCTAATCAAAAACGGAAAAGCAGAAGAGATTGACTTTTATGCGTTAAAGGTCAAGCACCAAGAGGAGAACATTTACGGAGAGAAATACGAACAGGAGGAGAGTTATCCCGTTTTAATTCTTAACGATATTAAAAAAGTATCTTCAAATCATATTGAGGCGAATATTAAAAAAGATTTAACTTTTTATTGTGGCGATAGTGTTTACTTTTCCTCTAACCTTATTAAAGAAATTAAAACCGAGGAAGTGAGAAAAGAATATCACGAGGGAGATATTTCTATCAGTTATAATACGAGAGTTATTTTTAATAATAATATACTCCAAGTTGACACTCACTCGCATTATTTCGCCCGAGGCGATGAACCAATCAGCAAAGAATGGCGAGAAGATGTCCAAAGCATAGAGGACAAAATAAGCGAACTCAAAACTCATAAATCATTTTTTAATGATAATGAAAAACTCCGCAAAATTAGAGAGGAGCATATATCATTTTTAGAGGAAAAATTGAGAGAGGGTTTCAAATATATTGTATTTCAATATAAACACCACAAAAAAGAAGTTAATGAGTTATTATTTGAGGGGCATACGGTCGCTCACGAATGGAGCAAAGATTTCAAAAAGGCGGACAAACTCTCAAAAGAATTAAAGAGCGAGTTCGGTGTAGATATTTACACTCCTACTCTTTACAAAATACTCAAAAAATACTCAATCACAAAAAAGAGGGCGAAATAATGAACGACCTCCGCTCCAAGTCCTACACCATAAACCTCACCGAGAAAGAGGCGGAAAAGATAGAGAAACTCGCCACCAAAGAACGAAGAAAACCGAGGGAGTTTTTATATCTAATAATTAGCGACCAACTCGCAAAAATTAACCAATAAAACCACCGCTCAAAAATTGCCAACGATTAAGAAACAAAGAACAGAAGAGGAACGGAACACCACCGCTCCTCTTTTTTTGTTGCCATTTTTCGCCATTTATAGACACGAGAACAAGCGGAACGGGGCGAGGTGGGTATTTTACCACCCGACACAAAACAAACCCCCAAAACAAACACACGCAAAAACAACACCGAGAAACTTTTTAAGTTTTAGAAACTTTTTAAGTTTGTATATTTACTCTTTACAAGGTGCGACAATAACACTGACCCAACCACCCAAAACCAAAACAACGGAGGGCGAAAATGCGAGGGGGCAGGTGGTCGGTGCAGTCCTTGTTCTTTGACAACATACCAACAAAGCGAGCAAAGGTTAAGACAACACTTTCTCCGTGTTCTTTTCTTTGCGTTTAGTCATTGGTTATATAGGGCGATTTTCTTAACTACTTTCTGCCCGTTATCAATAAAAAGTAGTCATAGGGCGATTTTTCGCCTATGGGTGTTTAATTGTTGCCCCATAAATAGAACAATCTTTCGTATTTAGTAGTCAAAATGCTTTCTCTTTCTTAATCGTGGTAGGAATTGCCTTATAGGGCGATTTTTAGTAGTCGCAACCCTACGGAAAACGAGAGCGAGAAAAGAGGAATTATGAAAAGAAAAGATTTTGAAACAAAAACATTAACCCAACTTTGCGAAATGCTTATGGAACAAGGCGAAACAATCACAACTTATGAAACATTAAAAGATTTTGCCAAAGACCAAATTGACAATGATAACTTGTTTCTTGCCGAGCATATTTGCGGTGCGATTAAGGGGCAAGCAAATTATTACTTTTATGATTATTGTATGGGAACACTTGAAACCCCAAGCGAAATTAACGATAAAAGCGATTTAGAACACTTAATTGAGGATTAGGTTATGGGATTTGTAGAAAAACACAAAGAAACCTATATTAACGATTTTTCAAAAGTGATGAAAGAACAAGTTGATAGCGAGTTCACACACAAAGAGGCAATAGGTATATTCAAGCAATATATGTATTTATTTAAGAACATTAAAGTTGATATGCGAAAAAAGGTCTTTCGTTTTATCTTTGCCGAAAGTATGAAAAAGGCAGGTTATAGGTTCAACAATCCACCAAAAGATTTTTAATAGGGCAAAAGCAAGGGGGTCATTTTGTCGCCCCCTTGCTAACACATTCTTAAACATACCAAGTGTTTTACTTGTTGGTCGCAAGTCCAAACAAAATGTGAGCGAGAATGGAGAAATAAAATGTTGGAAATTATTTACAACGATAGTTATTCACAATTAACTTTGATGAATAATCTAAACAATGAAAGTTTGGTAGTAATTGATGATGATTTCAAAGTTTACGAAACATTATCTTACAACCCATTTGAACCAAACGATGATGATTTGCGTATTATGTGGGAAAAGTCCATTAGGCGATATTTCCGCATAGGCAAAAAAGACAATTTCACGGATTGGCGAAAATCTATGTATGAAAAGTCAAAAGAAACCTTTTTGGATTGGTTAAAAATAGGGGGCAAAGAAAATGCTTTATGTTGATTTACCAAAAGGCGAAATCGTTAAAAAGATTGTAGGGTTAGGATTAAAGAAAACCAAAAGTCAAAGATTTTGTCGTTATGAAATTGGTATTGATAATTTATATAACAAAGTAGGTGTTGAAATATCAAAGTATCACAATATCTACGAACTTTGTTGTTATACGATTGATAGCGACATCGCACCATTAACCCACGAACAACGAAACAAGGAAATGGAAACATTAAACAAAGTGTTAGTTGTTGCTTTTGGTGGTTATGTTGTCGCTAACGAATAGGGGATTATTTATGTATTATGCGGTTATTTATTGTAAAGACAAAACAATCCACCTATGGCAAAGCGAAAGCAAAGAAGAATGTGAAATCAAGTTGTTTGATTTAATGAAAGACAAGCGGATTTACGATAGGGTGGATAGAACAACCATTATTAAAAGGGAAATCAAAGAGAATGATTATGTTTTTGGTTGCCCTAAATCACTAAATATCAAGGAAAAGTTTGATAAAGCATTAAAGAAAGGCAAAGTTGATTTTGAGAAAGGATAGTTATGATTGTCAAAGTTAAATTATCAAAGCGATATGCTTTAAGGTTATTAAAAACACAAAATTGTAAAGTCAAATTGTTCAAGGGGTGCGAAAAAGAGGTTGTTAATGAAAATAAGACCTACACCACAAGAGCGAGTGATTTTGATAGCGAAAGTAGTGTTATTTGGTGCTATGAATTAGGGCGATATATTGATTATGAAAATATCAAAGCAATTTACCACCAAGCAACCAGATTTAGTTTGAAGAAAATATTTGAAGAAGTTAATTGGGAATAGCAAAACAAAATGTTGAGCGAGGCGAGGGGGTGTTTATCCTCATATCTTACCCCTTGCCTTAAAACTACTACCCATAAGGGTAAAGGTCGCAAGTCCTTGAAAAAGTTTTTAGCGAAAAGAAAGGAGAAATAGTGAACTATGTTTAAGTTTACGAACCCTCACCCACAAGGGAAAAGAGTGGGCGATTGCGTTAAAAGAGCGTGTTGTTTAGCAAGCGAAATTAACTACCACGATATAGCAATTATGCTTAATCGTTTTAAGGCGATTAGTGGGGCAAAAAGTTTTAATGCGAAAGACAACGACAGACCATTTGTTGAAAAGGTGCTTTTAGGCAAAAATCAAGGCAATATGCAGTATGCCAATAACGGACACCGCTATATAGTAAGCGACTATGCGAATGTATGCGGAAAATCAATCGTTATGGTAGCAAAACACCTTGTTTGTTGTAATGGTAAAGGCGACTACCTTGACACTTGGGATTGTGGTTGGAAAAGCATTTATAGGGCATTTGCCATACCACCATACGAAATAATTGTTAATCACATTAGAAAGAATTACCCGAAATTATGTAAGGGTTTAAGTTTAGAAAGGATTTAATTTTATGTTAGACATTAGCGATTTACTTGACTATACGCAAGATGATTGTGTAATTGATATTTTTGATTACGATTTGGGTGTTAATCTTAAAGAAAGTTTAAGCATTAGCGAGGCACGAAATTGGGCGGAAAATCACTCCTACGAATTAGGTAGTTTTGAACCAATACAACGAGATGATACGGAAAGAGGACACGGGGTTGTGTTCGGTATCGTATTTAATGTTGGAAGTGTGGAGGAACTATAATGACTATTACAAACAATAGATACGAAATAGCAAAGTTGCTTAACTTTAATAAATACCCTGTTCTAAACCTTGATTTAGCAAAAGACAAAATCATAAATAGCGATAACATTTTTCGTGGTTGCTACAAAGGGCAAAAAGTAAGATTTGAATATTTTACTCATAATGGCGAAAAACAATTATGGTATGGCGACCTTGCTTATTTTTACGATAGTGGACTATGTGTTTTAAGTGATAGTGCGGTAATCACAAAAGATTTCGGGTATCACGACATAGAAAAAGATTTGGAAAAAGCAAACGCACCAATTATCCGTGAAAATAGCGAATGTGTGGTCGTTATCCACGATAGCGAAAAACGACTTGCTATGGTGTGTTTAACCACGATTAAAAGCATAAATAGATTTTGTATGACCGCTTATCAATTTGAAAGCGAGTTTGATGATGTTATCCACCAATTAGAAAAGGCACAAGGTTAATATGGAAACAAGATATTTATATTTCAATAAGACAACATTTAGACATTTAATCAAAGTATGGCGACTATTGAATTGTGATAATAACACGGGATTAGTTCGTTATAGTGATGATGACTTAATGAAACACTTTATACCCGACAAGTTTATTGATGATATTGAAAACACAATCAAAATGGGGCGAAAATAATGCCCCTTTCTTAATGCTACCATTGGCGGTCGCAAGTCCGCATTTGAAAAAGCAGAGCGAGAAGGAGATTTAGGTATGGAAAAAACATACAAAGTTAGTTTGGCGGTATCTAAAAGAATAAAAACCGCAAAGGATTTAAGCGACTTTTATGCTTTTGTTGAAAGAAATTATGATGAATTTTCATACGACTTTCCACAAAGCGAACAAGACCGAATTGATAATCTTATGGGTGGTATTAACTACGAAATAGGACAATCAAGTTTTCCAAAAAAACAATGGAAAAATATTTGTCGTATTTTTGCCCTTAATTACCAATTTGCGAAACAAAAAGCAAGACAAGAGGCGATTGATTGGCAAATAGGTTTTATTAAACATTCATACGATTGGTGCGATTTATCACACTATAACACCTATTTTGAAAAATTAGGTAAAAGATACGGATTGTTAAAAGAGTTTAAGAAGAATGGTATTTTATGACAAAAGAACAAAGACACGCAATTTTTATGGCGAAAAAGGAAATCGGTTGGTTTTCGTGTTTAGCAAACGCATTTAACAATCAAACAATTAAAAAACTTGATTGGGAAACGGTCAAAAACGAGTTCAAAATGCGTGGTTGTTTATTAGGCGATGATACCGAAGATAACGATGACAACCACAAACAAATTGATGTATTTGGCGATTTTTGTAATTTCACACTTTGTTGGGATAAACAATATGGTTATTACATTAACTATGGTTGGGTTATTGATGACAAAAACACCGACTTATATAGTTGGGGTTTAGGCGATTTTAGACCTTACTATGATGAAAGAACCAAGAAAGAATGGTTTGCGGAGGCAAGGGGTTAATATGAAACTTACATTTAAGTCCGCAACAAGTCATAGTTGTTTGTCCTTTTCCACCACAACAAAAAACTACACACTTTTTAGTGGTTTTGGTAGCAACGCAATTATGGTAAAATCTAACAAAGAAATTAACGCATTAGAACTTGAACTTGTGAAAGGTGGTTATAAAAAGGTATGAAACATTTAATTATTCAAGACCACAATTTGTCTTATTTGGTGTATTTTAGACCGAAAGACAAGGCGAAAATGTATGAAACTATCTACAAGGCACAACAAGATTTTTGGTCGCACAATTACAACTACGAATTACTTGATTACATAACAATAAAGTTAAACGAACAAGGGTTCAAGGTTTGTGATTTATCGCAAGAAATCAAAAATAGTGTGTATTTAAGAAGTGAGTTTAGCGAAAATGCCTTTTGGTATAAAAATATTCGTGTTCGTGAAAGTGCTTTTGGTTTCTATTTTAGAATGAAAGATACACACTACACGGGTAAAACTATTGCAGAATGTATCGCCATAATTGATAAGGAAACCGAAAAATGATAGAACACAACGGAAAAACATTTGAAACTAATTTTAAGGAATTGGGTTGTCCTTGTCGTTTTATCAAAGGTGTTTCAAGTCCATTAGGCGACACCTACTACTTTGATTTAATTTATATTAGTAATTATAACAAAGCATACTTGAAATCACTTATTGAAAAGATAGCGGTATTTCATCATAAAGATTTATCATTCGTTGAAACCAAAGAAAGTCATTTTGCGGTATTTATGAAACACAATCAAACAAAGTTGTCGTTATCCCAAATTATTAGCGACCACGCAATCAATGTGGGGGTTGATATTAACGGGAATAAAGTAGCGATTGATTTTAACAAAGCACCACATTTACTTATCGCAGGAACAACGGGTAGTGGTAAATCGGTTCTTATTCACAATCTTTTAACTAATATTCTGTATAGTTATAAAAAACCTTTCCAATTTGTCTTAATTGACCCAAAAGGAACGGAACTTGTTATGTATCGTAATGTTAAAAACACCACATTTGTTAGCGAAACACAAAAAGCAATCAATGTGTTGGCACAATTAGAAAACATTATGGATAATCGTTATCGCAACGGAACATACCACCACGAAATCTTTATTGTGATTGATGAACTTGCCGATTTAATGCTAACAAGCAGATTTGAGGTAGAACAAAGTATCATTAGAATAGCACAAAAAGGTCGTGCTTGCGGTTTACATTTGATTGTTGCTACACAAAGTCCACGAGCAACTGTTATTAGTGGTTTAATCAAAGCAAATATGCCTTATAGATTGATACTTAAAACTACAAGTGTAAGGGAAAGTGTTGTTGCGTTAGACCACAAAGGTAGCGAAGAACTACAAGGTTGTGGCGATTGTATCGTTAAACTTGGACTTGATGAAAAACGCACACAAATTGCCTATTGCGACAACGAACTTGAAAGTCGCTTAATCCAAAGTTATGGGGGGTAGGGTTGACCTACCTCCCTTTTTTTATGCCTAAAAGTTTGGGTCAAAATTAAGAAATGACCCGTAAAATTGACAAAATTAAAACACGGACTTAATGCCCGTGTTTTTTTATTGCCTTACCAATTTACCATAAGACAAAGTTTCGTGCCTTGTTGCCCCGTTAAAATGCGAAATAGGACTAATTATCATCGGTTTCAATGTCAATGATTTCCATATTGGCATACTTTTCATCAAGGTCTTTGTCGGTAATATCGTTAATTTCGTGATTGATATTGATTTCGGTTTTGTCGGTAAGTCCAAAGTGATTTTTACCCAAGAACATTTGACCCATACCGCTTTGTGCGATGTCAAGTTCATTCATCGTGGCAATTACATTCATCGCCTCCGTTATTTCTTCTTTACCTTTAAGTTCATAACCATACAAATAAACTTTTCGCCCTTGTATTAGGTCAAAAATATTTTTCTTTGTGATACCTAACGCAAGTGATAATCCATTAACCGTTGGTTTATTTCCGTCCTCTAATACAATTTGAAAGTAATTACTAATTGCTTGTTGAATAGATTTAGGATTGTTTATTAGGGGTTTTTCGCTTTGATAGACCCTTAATGTATGTAGCATTTTCTTTTGGTTTTCGGTCAACCTATCCTCGTTAATCGCTTTTTGTAATTCGTTTTTTTGAACGCCAATAAACTTTTCAAGGTTCAATAAGTATTTCCCACGACCCTCTTGACTATCCGCAATTACAATGGCGGTATTAAGCGACTTTGCCTCCATAGGCGTAATAACCTTTTTTGCCTCCAATTCCTCAACGATTTGTTTTCTTGGTCTATAAGGTTTTTCAATGTTAGTTTTTTTGTTCGCCATTTTCCACCTCTTTCTTGGCGATTACCTTTCTGCCATTTGGAAATAAAATTATAAACTTATCGCCTACATCTTTTATTCTTAATTCCGTTTTAGGTTCGCCATAAAGCACCCTATTATACCACCTTATTGGTAAAGTAAATAGTAGGTAAGGTAGTGAGATAATCCACGATACGATTGCGACGGGAATACCAATAAATAACATAATTATTGCTTTAATTTGTTTCATTGATTTCCCTTTTTAACCTTTCTATTTCACTTTCAAGTTTTTTAATCTTTTCCTCTTTGCGTTTGATTATCACATTAGGGTCTTTCTTATCCACAAAGTCAATAACACCGTCGGCATACATTTTACAAATCACTTCAAGTGTAATCCCTGCGTGTGATGAAATGTTAATGAAATATCCTTGCTTTCGTTGGTATCGTCTTGGTGTGGAAATATAAATTGTATAGGTTGTGTATCCATATTTGCCTTTATTCTTGGTATAGAACTTATAACAATCGCCCTCTTTTACAAACCCATATTTTTCAAGGTTTTCAATGCTTTTAACAACTAATGTTCGTGTGTTCCTAATATCCATTTTTCCTACCTTTCCACCATTCTTTAAGTTCTTTTTTGGTATCGCCAAACTTTAAGATACGATGATGAAACCTAATCATACACCCATTACCGAAACAATCGTGGTCTATATACCATTTATTGTTCTCTTTGTAGATATATCTTGGTTCGGTCATTTCCTTATCGTAATAGCAATCAAGGATTTCGCCCGTTTCAAGTAAACAATACTTTTTCATAATGGTTCACTATCGTTCAAGATAGCACCTAATCGGTGCAAAATGCAGGGGCAACCCCAATGTAGTAGTCAGAATTGCTGATGTTGACATAACCATCGTAGTCGCAACTACCCCAAAAGTTCTCGCTTGTAAAATCAGGTGTTCTTAACCAATGCCAACTATTAAAACTTGGAGTATTTTTAATGTAATATTCAAGTGGGCGACCCTCTTTTGCTAAATCACATCGGTTTTGGCACATTTCGGTTGCACTTAATAAGAATAATTTTGAATTAACATCTTTGATTTCTTTATCATTAGGAATATAACAAGGAACATCAACACCTTTGATAGCAGAAACTAAATGCGGTGCTTGATAAGACAGTTTTTGGTAGATTTCGTTTAGGACATCAAAGATACCTTTTGCGTTTTGATAACCACCACCATTTTTGTTATTTGGCAATCCTAATCCAACGCCATTTGGTTTGTAAACTTTTGTGAATTGCCACAATTTTTTACCCGTGCCATTGTAGTTAAGGTCGCATAATCTAATTGACCCAAGTTCATCACTAATTGGTATTTCTTTTCCAATTTCGGTAATTTCGCTTAATGGTGTTCCTTGATAACAAGGCACAAAAATTGTTGGTCTTTTTAATTCGTTCTTAATTTCTAAAATATCTTTTGCTAATTGTTCAACTTTTGCGTTGACATCTTTAATTGTTAATTGCTTCATTTTAATTCCTCACTTTCTACATAACAGTAATTTTGTGGTGCTTTGGTTAAAGGAATAAATACAATGTGTTTATTGAATAAATAATTGTCTTTGCCAAAACATCTACCAACTTTTGACTTTTCTTCGGCATACCCTATGAAGTCAAATCCATAATTTCCAAATTCGCTTAACTCTTTTGGTTCATCAAAGATTTCTAATTTTGAAATGTGAATAGCATAACCGTCTTTATCTTTTATGTAATTCCATAGTTCATCGGCAGACAAACAAGTTCCTTTATTTTTGAAAATTTGTCCATTATCTAACCAATAACCACAAATATCTCTTGAACAAGTATCATATTCAAAGTGTTCCACATTATCACACCAGAAACGAGCAACTACTTTACCGTTATAATTGCGTTTAATAAACTTATTGGTTTTTGAAACGGTTATAAAATCTACAAACTCATTTTTTCCATTTACACAATAAGTTAAGGTTTCCCCATTTTTCGTGCAATAAATATAAACCCAACCACGATAATCTTTTGGAAACTTTTTTCTAATCTCAATGGTCTTTTCGCCATTTAAGATTTTCGCAACCCATTTAGGTTTAATTGACAATAAAATTGCTTTACTCATTTGACATAACCCTTTCTCGTAAATAATAATCGTGATTAAATCTTTTTATGTTTAGTTTTTTAGAATAACCATAATCATAGAATATAGATTTGTTTGTGCCTTTTCGTTTGCCTTGCGACATACTATCTTCACAACAAATATCAAAAGTTTCGTTGAACCACATAGCAAGTTTATTAAAACCTTTTTCTAAACTTATATTTCTTGGTTTATTAACTTTTTCCATAATTATAATTTTCTTGGAATAGGCATATATTCTTGCAAAGTTCTTATCGCCATATTGCCTAAATCTTTCAACTTCGGTTCTATTTTGGATAACACCATTTCTATTTTTTGCAACTTTGATAACGACTTTATCGTTCCAAGAATAAACAATCCTGCCACTACCTTCGCTAATTAAGTATTGATGAAATAAATAACGAGTAAATGCTTTTTCTTCGCTTTTATTCAATTTTTTCATTTATTTACCTCTTGGTCTTTTGAACCAAATGTCATAGTAAACTTCGTCAACAAGTTCTTCAAATGTTAAGTCAAACTCGTATGTTCTTTGTGTTTTCTTAATGGTGTTTAACCATTGTCTATCGGTATATGCTTTAATTCGGTCTAAATTACCGCAATCGTATGTAGGGCAATATCCGTCAACTTTACAATGGTTGCAACAATATCTTTGTTTTTGATTTAAGATATGTTCTTTTACTTTATTAACTAATTCTAATTCGTCTTTGCACATATTTATTTCTCACTTTCTACAAATGCACTTCAATAATTACTTTTGGTGTAGGACAATCAAAATCAGTTTTTGCTATAATTTTCAAACTATCAACAAATGAAACAATTTTAGAATTTGCCATTTCTCTTAAATGATTTTCAAATTCTCTAACACGAACTTCTATTTCCTGTTTAGTTTCTTCTTTTAATTTTGCAATCAACTGCTCTTTGGATGTGTTAATTAAGTTTTCAGTTTTTTTCATAACAGTTCAAACTCCCCTTTTTCGTTCATTTTTGCGACATAGACAAGTCCTTTTTCCGTCCAAATCGCACCAAAGAAAGCAACGATATAAACTTTGTCTTTGCCTAATGCCCTTGTTCCCTCGGTTAAGAACTTATAAACATCGTGTTGCCCGTCAACACAAACCGCTACAAAGTCATCACATAATTGTTCAAGGTTGGTGCTAATCTTATAACCACTTTCTTTGAATGTTCTTTTATCAATAGGACAAGTGATTTTCTTAATGCTATTCGGCAATCTTACATATTCGTTCATTCTTTTTCCTTTCCAAAGTGGGCGATAAACCAATAGGCGATTTTTAGATACCACTTTTGTTTTAGTTCAAAATCAACATCTTTTGTTCGTTCTTGTTCAATATCCTTTTGATACAAAATGTTGTGTGCTTTCCATTCGTTAATGAATGATTGGGCAGACCTATGTTTTAGGACTTGTGGATATTCATTGAATAGTTGATGTAGAACCCTACATTTGTCGCTATCGTTAGTGAATAGGAATGAATTACCAATATGGACGCTATGTTCACTTACTTTGATATATCCGTTTTCGTATAAGTCGCCATATTCCTCACAATTTTCACAATTATTGTGGCAATAATGTTCCCTTTCGCAATCCTTACACATATATTGATATAACAATTCTTCCATTTTCTTTTCGTAGGTCATTTGTGTTTTCATAGTTCAATCCTTTCAAACCATTCATCAACCGCTTTTAAGTATTCTTGGTAATCATTGCCTTTATATATGATTTGTTTGCTAAATCTTGGGCGGACAATCATTTCATCAATGCGGATATATCCACGATTGAATTGCCTTTTTATACATTCGCCTTTTAGTTCTTTGAAACAAAATCCGCAATTATCGTGGTATTCCTTTCCGTTGCTACCAATCCATACTTTCTTAAACTTTACATAATAGTTCGTCATCGCATTTCCTTTGCTCGCCACATACCAATAACTTGGTTAATCGTAAAAGGTTTATTTGCGGTTGGAATGACTAACACGCTTTTGCCATTCAAGAACAATGCGTGTGAATAGAATGGTCTATTTTCTAATTCACTAAACCAATAATGGATTTTAAGTGTAAACTCACCTAATTTTTCAATCGTTGGTTCTTTCATAAATCGTCCTCCACAATTTCAACCTTTATTCCAAGTTCATCAAGGCACGGAACGGATTTACCTTTTAAGGCATTTTTAATCGTTGACCTTGATACATTTAATTCATCGGCACATTTTTGTATATCGGCAACATATTTCGTAGCGTATGGCGATGTTATTTTAATTTGTTTATATTTACGAAAATCGTTGCGATATAGTGCCATATTTAGTGTCTTGATACTAACACCATATTTGTCGGCAATTTCTTGTTTGGTCTTTTCGCCTTTTGCGATTGCCTTTAAGTCATTAAAATCGTATTTACTATTCATAATCAAAATGGCAAATCATCATCTGCGACATCATCAACGGTATCAATTTCAATATCGCTTGGTTCGTCCAACTCCCCAAAGTTATCGGTCGTTTCAATAGGCGTTTCGCCATTAGGTTGTTTAGCACTTAAAGTTGTGATTTTATTAACAACACAACTAATATAATTTTTATCGTTGTATCTGCTAATATCTAATGACCCCTCAACCACTACCAAATCGCCTTTGTGGTTGTATTTGACGCAATTTTCCGCACCTTTGTTAAATGCGACTAAATCAACATACATAACAATACGACGACCTTGTAGGGCAAGACACGACTTTGCTACACTACCTTTCATCGTAAAATCACGGGTAAGGTTTCCGCTTAATACTAATAAGTTCATTCGTCAAAATCCCCCTTAATTTCAAGCACTTTCGCACCACAACTATAACCGCTTGCGTAATAGTGATTATCAATTATGGCAATATCTAATGATTGGATTTTTTTGTTCTTTTTGAACAAATCTAATTCTTTAATAATTTCAATAAGTTGTTTCATTTGTTTACCCTCTTATTGAACAAACTTTTTAGGTTCGTATTCTTCACAAGGTTTAGCATTTCCTTGCACAAAAGCGTATTTCTTTGCTTTGATGTTAGAATTGATTAAACAAATATGAATGGTCTTTGTATAACCTTTCTTACCTTGACAATGAATACAATTTTTACATCTTTTTTCCATTTTCGTTTTCCTCCATAAAGTCAAAGATTGACATTTGATTTGTAAGTCGGTAATTAAGTCGCCTATATTCGTCATAAACGGGTTTCCAAATTACCTCACATTGTTTTCTTTCGTTTGGCAACAATCGTGCCATTGTATCTAATTGTTCTTGCAGGGTTAGGGCAAACGGACAACCTTTACAACCAGAGCGTTTGAAATTGTATGGTTCTTTATATAACTTACACACATCTATCTTTTGTTCCTTGATAAATGTGCTTTCCCATTCATCATCAACTTTTAATAATGGGTGGAACTTTTTAAGGTTTCCGTTTTTGTCGGTTAGGATACAACCTTTAATAATTGACCTTGTGCCTCCCTCCTCTGCCCTCATACCCGTAATCGCAACTTTTCTATTTGTTTGTCTTTCCCACAACCTAATTGGTTCTTTCTTTAACTTTAAGCAACATTTATCGCTTAACTTTAAGTTAAATTGTGGTGTTAATTGGTATTGTAAGGATTTAGGGATAGTCATTATAGACATACAACTCTCTCTCTCTCTCTCTCACGCCATACCTATATTTGACTAATGTTTTTAGTCCAATAGGTAAGTCGTGAATGAAGTTGTAATCGTTCAAGAGATTTGGGTTTGCGTCTATAACTCTCTTAATTTCCTCAAACTTTTCCTTATTTCCGCCTTGATAAAGCATTATGTTGTGTGAATGTTGTTTGCTTTTGAACGGATAACCAAACTTTTCAAGCATTGGTTTAATTGGCACATTCGGTTTAAGGATTACAAATCGGTCGTCTTTTTCCGCAAGTTCTTTTACAAATGCGACAATATCGTTATATTCAATACCCGTATTTATAAACACTCTTGGGATACGATTGTTTGGTAATGCCATATCCAACAAATAATGTAGGATTGTGCTATCTTTACCACCACTAAACGATAGATAAAAGTTGTTTTCGCCATATTTGTTAATGGTGTCTTTAATAACATTCTTTCTATCAAATAGTGTTAATTCGTAGTCCATTAGACCCTATACCTTTCTTCAAGTTCGGCAAGTCGCTTTCGTTGGTCGCTTTTAAGTTTCGTTGTTTTAGCAAGTTCCCTTAATTCGTTCAACCTTGCGATTTCCCTTTTCTTTTTGTTTTCCGCTACCTCAATAGCGTGTAATTGTGCTTTTTGTTCTTTAATCTTGGCACTTTGCTTTTTAATAAGTTTTTGCGGTTTTTTTCTATCGCCAAGTTTCCATTCAACCCATTGTTTATCACGCATAACGACAATACGGATATATGCCTTTTCACGATAGATATAATCAAAGATTTGTTTAACCGCCTCAAACCTACTATCTTGAAATAGACTTGCCCCTTTAACATCTTCAACAATGTTCTTTCCGTTTTCTTTATAAACAAAGTCGGCATTGTATCTTAATTCGGGTATTTCATCGCCATTATAATTTGTATAACTTGGTAATAATGGTAATGACAAATGATGTTTAAGGTCGCTAATCTTACCTTGTTTTTGTAATTCAAGTAAATATTCGTATCTATCACATTCCAACACACTATCAAATGTGATAATTTCGTTCACATCTATAAAGTTAGACAAGCAATAATCGGTTGCCCTTTGTTTACCATTACGCAAGTTAGCGTCATTGAAGAAACGATTACCACGAACCCAATAAGTCGTTTTGCCCTCGCTTTTGTAAATCATTTCTTGTCCTCCGCAATATAGTAATGTTGGTTAATTTCCAATTTCTTGGCGGTGCTTTCAACTTTCACAAAGTCGGCAAGACGACATTTAATTGGTCGCCCCATTCTTTCGCTTAAATGCCTTTCTAATTGTTCCTTTGGAATATCATTACAAGCATTTGGCAACGCACAATTTCCGTAATCATCAAGATTTTTGTAAACCCATTCAGGTAAACTAATTTCCTTCGTTTTCATCGTCGTCATCGCTTTCCGCTACATCAAATTGTCTAAAATCGTAATCAACATCACTTTTCTTTTTATAGAACGGACATTTATAGGTCTTACCATTTTTTCTTTTGAAATCCGTGTTTTTAAGCACTTGGCAATACCCGTTTTCATCACACGCAAAGCAATCGTGTAATCTTTGTTTACATTTCTTAAAATTACCTTTCATTATGCTTTAATTCCTTTCTGCTTGGTTCTTGCGTCCTTAACTTCTTTTGGCAACCAACCATTAGCAAGTTTTTCCCAATGTTCTTTGACTTTTGGGTGGCAATCATTACCACTTTTAACCAATAGTTCTTGTGCAACCTTAACGATTTGATTTCCTAATTCATCGTTAATAGCAACCTTTAAGTTCTTACATAGTTGCGGATATAAAATGTCGCCATAATTTACAATCTTTAATGCGATTGGGTCTTTATGACCGAATACATCACGAATAAGCGACCACATAAGGCAATCCGCTTGGTATCCGCTTAATCGTTTTCCGTAAACTTTAATAAAGGCAAGGAAACAAACCCCTAATGCGTGAACATAAGTTCCGTAATCGTGTTCGTATCCAAACATTACTTTTTGGGCAAAGTTGTTAAACTTGCTTGGTGTGTCAATGGTCTTTACTTGTTCTAACCATTTTTCTTTAAGTTCTTTGAACCCTTGTGTAGTTTCGTTTAGTTGTTTCATAACAAACCTTTCTAATAATCTAAATCTAATTCTTTGTAGTTATCTTTAATGGTCTTGGTATCCCCTTTGTAGAACACCAAGATATATTGATGAACTTTTGTGATTTTGCGATTGACCGACATTGGCGTTCCTGCCCTAATGCTTGCACTTGCCAACGATGTCGCTAATACGATGTCGTTGTATAATCGCATACCAACCTTTTCAAAACATTTAATTGTGGTTGCCCTTAAACTAACCATAAATCCGTCTTTATCACGGACATCGCCTACGACAAATACCGCAAATCTATTTGGTTTCAATGCTTTCGCACATTTTTCAATGATTTTTTGATATGCGATGTCAAATTGTTCGTATTCCATAGTTGATAGGTCATTTGGGTCATCGCTATATATTTCTAAATCGTAATAAGGCGGACAAGTGAATATCATATCGGCACTCTCATTAGGCACATATTTGTCTAAATTGGTGCTATCATCACAAATCCATTTTGGGTCAACATTTAGTTCTTTGGCGTTTTCGTAGTTTGCGTCCACTTGTTCTTGTCTTAAATCAAAACCGATATAATCAAACCCAAGTTTCTTTGCGACGACACCCCTAACGCTACCGCCTGCAAATGGGTCAATGATTAACCCCCCCCGTGTGTTGAACCATTTGTAAGCAATTTCGCATACAACGGGGTCAAATACGGACACATCACTTGGTAATTTGCTACCACTTAATTCGCCCGTTTCTCGTTTCTTATCCGCCCAATCTTTTATGTGATAACATTTACTATCACGCCCAATTTCACTTTTGATACCGATTGACAACCAAACTTTCTTTCGGTTTTGCCAATATCCTTGTCTGCTATCAAAAATGCTAAATGGCGGAATAATAAACCTATCAAATAAGGACTTTTCTATACTTTCTTGTTCCGTTTCCCCGAAAAGATTTAGTTGTTCGGGTTTGGAAAATAGTTTATTATCCATTGTGATACCCCTTTACTTACTTTGGTCGGTGGTTTGGGCGGTATCTTTTTTGTAAACATCAATAGGTGTGATTTCATCAATATCAAGCACCCTATTTGCTAAATTGATACAAGGACAAGTTCCGTCAATTTGAATAAGCGATTTAAGGTGGTTTTTATATTGACTTGCTTTTTCAAGTTTCTTTTCCTCCTTTGCGATTAAATCTTTCAATTCTTGTTCGTTTTCGCAAAGTTTGATTTCGCCCCTTTCATTAGTAATGATTGGTATGTATCTTTCAACATTGGTTTTCCAATTTAATTGCTTAACATCGTTCCAAATGGCGATACATTTATGATGTGTTCTTGGATTGGTATTTAGGGTATATCCCAAATCCGCACCGCATAATTCCTCAACCGTGAACCACCTACCTTTTTCAAAGTTTCTTTCAAGGTAGTTTTTAAGTCCGTGTTGGCGACTATCTAATTTCTTTGATGACATTTAATATTTCCTCCAATTCGTTTTTACTTTTTACTTTCAATTCATCAATAGGTAATCGTTTTGGTAATGACTTTACTAATTTTGACCTTAATAGGTAGTCAATAAAGTCATCATAGTTATCATCAAAGTTAGCGACCATATAAGTAAGTATTTGTTCATTTAGTTCTTTTAATGTTTCATCACTAACTTTGTATGTTTCTTGGATATAACTTTCTATGGTTTCAATTAGGTATTTACTTTCCGCATTTCCGCCTATGTCGTAATATCTAAACTTGTTATATAAATCTATATAGTTCAACAACGATAACTCCTTTCTTTTGAAATAATCATTAAAGTTCAATAACAATATTTCTCTGGTTTTAAGGAATGTTGTTTCTTTGAACTTTGATTGTCTTTCTTTAAGAACTTTTTTGTTAAAACCATTTAAGGTGTTTTTTAGTTCGTTTTAGTTGTGAACTTGTCGTTTTTGCGACTTTAAGGCAACTCTATTTACATCGGTTCGCACTCGTTGATGTCAAAGAACAAAAGGTATTTATGAATATGAAGAAATCTTTTAGAACCGATGATTTAGATATTTTGGTTATTCCGTCTTAACCGCCTCATCAACATTGATGATTACACCTTTGGTTTCAATAGGTGGGTCTTTTGGATTGTCTTGGTATTCAATACCTTTATCCGTAAACACCGCTTGGTCTAATTTCAATGTGTATGCGATACGGTCAAATGGGTAATCAAGTAAGAATTGTCTTGCGACCTCTTTTAATACGGTCTTTCTTGCCATTTTGTCATAACTATCAACCCAAACACCTTTACCGCTACGATAAGATACCGAATATCTATCTGCGTGTTGTTTGATTTGGTCGTTTGACTTTAAGCAAGTGATGACTTTTCCATTGTCGCAAATAGCAAATGCGTAATATCCAATGATTTCCTTTTCCTCAAAGATGTCATTAAGTTCAATCTTTTCGGGTAGTTCTAATTGTCTATAACCCCATTCATTGACAAATCCTTTGTAATCAATGCCTTTGAATAATGCGACACAACCGCTATCTTTCAAATGACCCGTTGCTTGCATATCCTCAACCAAACCTTGATATTGGATTTGTGCTTGAACGCTATTTCCGTAAGGCACACCTGCTATTGCGTTTGGGTTCTTGTAGTCGTATAAGGCGGTTGCGTAGGCAAATCTAACCTTACTTGCTTGTGAACATTTTGCTAACTTTTCATCGGTAAGCAAAGTTAATAAACTTTGGTTTGCTTTTGCGATTTGTGTTTCACTTAAATTAAGTTTGGTAGCGAGTGTGGTCGCCATATTTGACTTAATAAGTTGTTCGTAATTAGCGTTTTCAACACTAACAACCGCTTTTTCTTTGTTTTCGTTGTCTGCCACTTATTTGTCCTCCCTAACATAAACGATTTTTTTGCCTTTCAAGTATTTTTCAACTTGTGCGACTTGTTCATCATCAATCGGTAATACAATCGTGATGACGCTTTTGGTTTTTGGTTTTTCCTCTTTTGGTTTGAACGCATTAAGTTCATCGGTTAATCGGTCGCTAACATCTTGCAATTTCTTTTCAAGTTCAAGGCAAGTTGTTGTTAATGGACTAATCATTACCGCTACGGTTTGCTTTCTTGCACTTGCGATGTCATTTTTAAGACCATTGATTTCGGTTCTATGTTTCCATAGTGTCTTATAGTCATCGTCGGTAAGTAATGCGATATGAACATCGTGTTTTTCAATGTATTCATCAACGATTTCGCTTACCTTTTTTCCGCTTGCGGTAGTGATGTCATATTTGCGTTCGGGTTCTAACCAATTAAATATGATTTTGTCTTTCACTTTTCGTTAATTTCCTTTCTAATATTCAATTTCAATTTCCAAGTTTGGTGGGATTTGCTTTTCAATGTGTTCCCTATGGAAATCGGTTTGGACTTGTTCAACTTTTTTGACCGCTTTTCTTACATCTTTTCGTTCCAAATGGAAATGTAATAGTTCGCTTTTATAAATAAGTCCTGTGTCATAGTCCAAGTAATTCAAGATTGCAAATAATTCGCAGAAATGTGTGTCGTTCAATACCGCAAAACCTTGTAGAACTTGATTGATGTAGTTTGGTGGTATCTTTCCACTATGCCAATTATCAGCGTCCTCTTTGTTTTGGACTAATCTTGATTTGAACTCTACGAACCCTTTACGCTTTTTATCGCCAATTTCTTTCAATAATCCGTCTGCGGTATAGGTCATAAATGGTTTGTCAATACGACGATACATAATGATTTCTTGGGGGTAGGTCAATTTATATTTAGTTCCAAAGTTTAATTGGAATAATTGTGCTAAAATTGGTTCTACCTTTTTCCCATAAATCGTGCTTTCGGTTTCGCTATCATTGATTTCCTTTTGTGGATTAACCGCACTACAATAAATATCTAATGCGTTCATATAAGGCGAATTGCCAAATAGTGCGGAAATGCTTGAACCACCAAACCCACGATTTTTCAACCACCCTTTTCGGTCGTTTCCGTAGTGTTCATCGGTATAAAGTTTTTTACCCATTTTTCCTCCTTTCCTTGTTAACTTGATTTATTACATAGGTTTCCCTTTCAATAGATGTATTAAGGGCATTTAATACGCTATCCCTACTTACCACCATTGATGAAACCTTAATGCAACCACTATATTTAGTTTTTGCTATGTGCATAATTTCATAACTTTTTGTCTTGCCAAAACCTGTGTAAGTCATAATGTCTTTACACGACCATATAGTTTTTTTTAGCAAGTTTTCCATTTTCATTTATTGGTAATTTCACAACTTTCGTTCAAAAAAAAGTCAACAACTTGTTTGTTTGATAAATTAAAATACTTCTTTGTTATATCAATTTGTTTGGTTGTGAACCTTGATAGACCACGATACTTGTAATCGCAAGTTTGTGGGGCGACATCTAAAACTTTTTCGGCATAATCTTTCAATGTCATACCCTTGCTTTTAATGAACTTTCTTAACTTTTCGTAGCACATATTTTGGTAATTTCACAACACCTTTGCTTAAATGATAAACGATATTTTAGTTGGTGTCAACACAATTTTTATTTGTTTTTTTCACAACTATTATATTATACTTAATATAGAGGTATAAATATTATGAATAAGTTTGGAGAAAGATTAAAAATTGCTATTGAACTTCGTGGTCTTACACAAACAAAAGTTTCTTTGAATTGTAAAATTGATAAAGGCAATTTATCGCATTACATTAAAGGCGATTTTATGCCAAAACAAGACATCATCATAAGATTAGCAAATTACCTTGATGTAAATGTTTTATGGTTATTAGGTATCGTTGATAATATGTCCGTCCAAAGTCGTGAAATAAGCACTATTGCTATCAATAAAGCGGTTGGTCTTGAACCTACGAAAGACGAATTATTAAAACAAACATTGATTGATGATATAACCGCTATTGCGTCAAGGCAAGATTTAGACACTTTAAGAACTATTTATAACATTGTTAAGAGTATATCAAAATGAGAAAAGGTATTTATCAAGATAAAAACGGAACTTGGTATATCCACACAAAAAAGAATGGACGAAATATAACAATTCGTGGGTATGAAACCAAGAAACAAGCGGATAATGATTACGACTTTGCGATTGATAGGTGGTTTAGAACACACAACTTTAATCCAAACGCTACTACACCACTATTCTTTGATATATCTAATAATTATATTGATTATATAAGGAACGGGAAAGCAAGTCGCACCGCAGACCGTGAAAAAACACAACTTAACACCTATTGGAATATAGTTTTTGCTAACGATACAATCGCTAACATCTATAATTTTGAAAGATTAAAAATCATTTATAGCGACATTAAAACTAACAATTTGCTAAACATTCGCAAAAAACACGATTTAATTTACACTTTTTTAGCATTTACTAATTATTGCTACATTCAAAAATTGATAGATAAACAAACGCTTGAAGAAACGACGATAATTTTTCAACCGATAAAATATACTAAAACCGTTCAAACGCCACGCAAAATAGCGAAGAAATGCGAAATAGGGGCATTGTTGGACGCAATCCCAAAGAACACCACCGATTATTTTATGTTTAGTTTACTAATTTCGTGTGGTTTGCGTATTAGTGAATTACTTGGATTATGTAATGATTGTTTTATGGATAATAAGGTAATTGTAAAAAGACAACTACTAACAAATGGAAAGATAAGCGACAAACTTAAAACACAACAAAGTTATCGCCAAATACCGTTAACCAAAGAATTACAAAATCTTGTTTCTAAACATATTATTAAATCTAATAATAAGAAAGTGTTTAATATTTCGCACACGCAATTCAAACGACTTTTGTATAAATATGAAATCAAAGCAAAGATACCGCATTATGTTCCGCACGAGTTTAGACATAGTTTTTGTTATTATAAGGCACAACTTTGCGAAAATATTAGCGATGTCGCCTATATTTCAAAGATTTGTGGGCATAGTATTAGCGTATTTTTGAACACTTATTGCAATCATTTAGACACCGAATTGGAACATAAGTTTTTTTAATTTCGCCCAACTTTCGCCCAAAATGTCGCCCAAATATAATAAAAACCCCTATAGATAGGGGTTATAATTGCTTGGTTGCGGAGGCAGGGCATACACATTTTTGCCTTATTATTATAAATAATAATGTCATTTGTTCAAAGTTTTTGAACTAATGCCTTAATACAAAGTATTATCTATTCCGCCATTTTCCGTTTGGTCTAATTTTTTTCGCCCAATTTTAGTAATGCGTCATAAACAACTTGTGGGTAGTGCGATTTAACACAATTTGGCAGATTATTTTTAATCAAACTTGTATCGCCAACTAATTTTAACATTTCGCCAACATCACTAAACCCAAACAATTTTGGTGGCAAGTGGCAAACAATGTCCTCGTTTGTTTTAATAACCGTAAACCCATTCCAATAATGTCGTAGTTCTTTCCTAACTTTAACACATCTTGGACTTTCAAACGCAAATGTTTTAAGGTCAAGGTTTGGAAAGTGGTATTTAATATCTTGGTGGCACAAATGACAAAGACCGCCACCGTGCGAATAACCTACAACAATTACTTTCTTATATTCTTTGCTATAAACTTTATCTAATACGATATTTCTAATTTGGTTGTAAGAATAAAGAAAACCACGATGAACCTTAAATAATCCATACGCCTTTTTAGGAAACATAAAATTGATTATCCAATCTATTTTTCCTTGACTTGCTTGAAAGTATATATAAAGCGTATCGTTATCATCAACAAATGCGTAGTTTACATCATCGCCAACTTGTTCATATTTAATGGTGCAACATATTCTAAATAATTGTGATAGTTTCATATTTTACCCCCTTATATATCTTTTACTAAATAAAGTGTATTTATTATATGCGTCAAACCAAGCGACATAACTTTTCCAACTTTCAATTAGTTCGTGTTGGTTCAACCCTAATTTCATTTTTCTTTTCATTGACCTAAACGATTTGGTTGTTATAAGTTTTAAGACCTTTCCGCTTTCGGTCAAAACATACCTAACTTTGCAAAATACAAAACCTTGCGATAAAGCACCTATTTTGGTCTTTCCCTTATTGATAGTCAAGTTAAGTTCTTTTGCCTTTCTAACGATGTGTTTTAGGGCATTTTTTAATACATTAAACTTATTACTAATAATGTAAATGTCGTCCATATAGCGTGAATAGAACTTTAAGTGCAATTTTTCTTTACAAAAATGGTCTATTTCATTGACATAATACATAGCACATATTTGCGATATTTGACTACCCAACCCAAGACCTTTGATGTTTCTTGGAATTAGCGAAATTGTAAAATTATATAGGTCATCATTTTTAATTCGTTCCCTTAATTGTTTCGCTAAAATGTCGTGGTCTATGCTTTCAAAATAACTATGAAAATCAACACGCAAAACATAACCTTGATTGCCATACTTTCTATAATACTTTTGTAGATGTGCCACCGTTCTATTTTTCGCAAACAAAATACCTTTATTTTTGATTGTTGCACCACTATCATAAATCAAAGATTTAGAAAGTAATGGAGTTAGGTAATTATCGCACAAACATTTATGGACTATTCTATCTTTTAATGATAATGCGGAAATGTTGCGAACTTTACCCCTTTCACACACTTTGAAAAAGTGCATATTATCCATTTTGTAAGTTCCATTATGAATTGACTTATAAATCTTGGCGACACGAAAACAAGCGTTAAACATAAAATCTTGTGTCGTATGTTTCCATTTAACGCCCTTAACACATTTAAGGTAGGCATTATATAAGTTTTCAAAAGAAAAAATAGCGTCTATGGTATCACTTGCTTTATTAGAACAAGACACATCGCTATTTTTAACATTAGTTCCATTTTGCATATTATCGGTATCCACCTTATACAAAGTTCAGGGGCAACCCCATTGTTGTTGTTAGTATTGTTGTTGTTGACATTACCATTGTTGTTGCAATTACCCCAATTATTAGTGTTGAGCAAGTTAGGACTGCCTACAACCAATGTTCCTAACGAAATTGAATTGCCCACCCAACAACTTCTTTTGATATTCAACCTTGTCGGCAAGTAGGATAATAAACTTGTCTTTTACTATCCCCCTAAACTGACTATAAAATTGTTGGGTAGAACTTTCCAATAATGTTAGATTTTCGCTTGCCTTTGACAAGTAGGTTAAGCGTATATTTGTTCCTCGCATTTTATTCGCTAATGAACAATAGTAATAAACCTTGTTCGCAAATAATATAGGCGATTTCCAAATACCATAAGTTTGTGATTTTACAAAGTGTTTATAGCGTTTGTTGTTTGAAATCTTGTTGGCATATTTAGTCATTCGTTCATTAACTAAATTGCTAATTTGCAAGGCATTATAGACATATTCCACCTTGCTTGTATTTCTATCGCAAACCCTTACACTCATATATTAGATAAACCTTTGGTTTATAGATTATTTGCTATTCGCAAATTGCTAAATACAAAATGCAGGGGCAACCCCAAAGTAGCAGTTAGTACCGTCGTCGTTGACATTACCACTGCTGTTGCAAAAACCCCAACTATAAGTGTAGAGCAAGCTAGGACTTCTCAACCAATAATACCACGCACTACCATTGTAGTAGCAAATGCGTTTATTTCTTGCACTTTCGCTTTGGTTATTTTGTGGTGTTTCATCAAA